GCTTTCAGTAGATTTCTCCGGGCGATGTTTCGAGCGGCGATGACTTGGCGGGATTCGTCCATTGTTAGCTTTAGTTGAGGTATGAATAGGAAACGAAGGCATCTGACACTTCGATGGTGTCGGCTCCGGCGGTGTCCACGTTCATCACGATTTTTAGCGTTTGGTTCGCTGTCACAGCGACGGGGATGGTGAAAGATACGAGGGCATTGACTGCGAGGTTGGGGTCTATGATTGCGGCGGGGTATGCGGAATACGCATCCACCGCAGTGCCGCTTCCCTGCACCGACAAAAGCAGCGTGGTGGAAAGTGGATCGCCGATTGCGACTGAAGAATATACGCGGCAGGAGAAAGTGACCAGCACTACCCCCGCAAGCGTCGCGGTAAATATCGTGTTTCCGGTTGTGAGCGCATCGCCGCCGACTGCGGTTGTAAATTCCAGCGTTTGATTCGCACCGGATGAAAATGACTGCGTGGCGGCTTTTCGTGCTGCGGCAAACGGCTTTGCAAGCTTGATTCCTCCGCTGCTGCCCGCTGCAATCGCTAGAGCCGTGCCTACATTCGCCCCCGGCGTGATGCCCGCCCACGTTGTTAGGTCTGCGTCGTAGGCTTGGACGTTCGTTCCAATGGCAAGGCCAAGTGCCGTGCGTGTCCCGCTGGCGTCGGTGAACACTGGTGCTAAAGTGAAAGTTTTTATTCCTCCAACCGTCTGATTGGTTGTCAAATCCACGTAGTTCTTGGGGACGACAAATGTGATTGCCGTTACGCCAAGAGTGCCGCCTGCCGCTACGTTACAAAGCCATTGAGTGCCCGCGTTCACTGTGCCGGATTCCACTGAAACGAACGCACCTATGATTTCATCCCATGCGTCAAAGTCGGTTGCGCGGGTAGGCGCTCCACTGGCGTTGATGGTATAAATGCCGTTTTCTGCGGGCGCAGATTGATTCTTAATCAGAATGCGATCCGATGTTGCCAATACAATGCCGTCAATCGTATCTCCGTTCTCGTAGGCGGTTGCTAGTGTGCCGTTGGTCGTTGTAGCAACGCGAACACTGTTTTTCGCGTCCGCGCTTCCGCTTGTCAGTAATCCGTTTATAGCGGCAAAGGTAGCGACTGGCGGATCAATAAGCGCGCCCGTGACTGGATTGACTTTTACGGCTGAAGTAGGTGTAGGCATGGCTTATTGGAAGGCTTCCCAAACTTTCGCGTTGGTAGATGCGTTGTAGTCGTCTGGACGAATAATTGAAGGCGAGGCTTCCGCGTCTGTGCCTGCGCGGAGTTTATACACCTTGCCGCCAAAGCTGGCGTGATCGAAGGCGAGTAGCTGCGGGACGCCGCGATTGATGGTTGCAACGCCGTCAAGATTTGTAGAGCCGCCCCCGGTGTAGCCCGTGACAACGCCGTTAAAATAGCCGAATGACTGCGGCGATGATGTTGAGAGGTTGCCAGCAACGATAACGTCGGAACGCACCTCGCACGGAATTGACAAGGCTTTAATAGGAGCATTGCCGGGCTGCGTTACTTGCACCTCAATAGTGCTTGCGAAAGAGGCCGCCCCACTCGATGCAAATTGGGCAAACATCGCCCAAGTTGAAAGATTCAAAGTTCCGCTCCATGTGTCGGCCCATGTAAAACTTTCGTCCACCGTAATTGTAGGCGTGAAATTAACCTCGGCGTGGGTAATGTCCCAAGAACCGACTCCTGACACGTTGACAGCATACACGCCGCCGATTGCAGCCGCTACGGTCTGCGCGGTTGCGTTTGCCGGGAATGTTCCATAGAGCGAATAGCCCGCCGTAGTTTGAGCGATTCCAAACCCGCTGCTTGATGTCGGGGCGGTGCGTGATCCTTTCTTGGCTTGCGTAATGACAACTACTCCTGCCGTATTAACAGCAGTGAACTCGCTATTTGCCGCTGCGTTAATGGCGGTTTCCATCGCCGCGCCAACTTGACTTGCAGTGTGGCCGACGGTGATTGTTACCTTGTAAGCCCTATCGCACGCCGCCGCTTCTGTTGGAATGGTGGCCGTGCCGCTTTTGTCAGCCCAAAACGCCACTGTTCCTGCGCTGTCGTAAAATATGATGTAGTCTTGATCGGAGGTAAGCGCGGCAGTTTTGCAAAACAGCGTTACAATTTGAGCGCGGCCCTCTGAAAAAGTCCAAGAACCAGAGGTCGCAGTTCCGCTTATTGCAATGCGCGCCGTGTAATGATTGGTTGCGGATGCCGCTTGTAAAACGGTCAGCGAAATACTTCCGTCCGCTGCTGGAGCAAAATCACTAGAATATGCGAGATAGCCTTTTTGCAGCACTACGGCTTGAACCGCTTGCGTAGAAGCATCGCCATTCTGCACGGCAAGCACATTGTTTGTGGTGATTATTGCGGGCGAAAGTGTGCCCGTGTTTAAAACAATTAACGAGCGCGCGCCGACGCTAGTAAATGCAAAGATGTAAATACCGCCGTCTTTCGTGACCGTTGCACCGCCAGCACTAATAACGGAAGCAAGTAAGTTGAACGCAACTGACAACGCGCCAGCGGAAACGTCATGGTCAAGCGAGGTTGTGGTGTTAGCTCCAAAGGTAAGAGTGAACGTGCCCGATGTTGGCGGGTCGTCCGGCGTGCCAATGGCAACTTCCACAAGCGAGGAAGCGTCAATGTTGGCGTCCGCAAAAGTTCCATCGCCAGCGGAGACAAGAAAGCGCAAGTCGCGCCCTCGCCCGTCGCGACGAACAAACTCAGGACTTGCCGCGAGGCTTTCCGTATCGGGAGACGCGAGCAATCCCTTTGCGGTCTCATCGCTTAAATTGATGTTCCAAGTCGGGTTTGTCATCGGGTTTTGTGTAAGGGTTTCGCGCTTCTATTGCAAGTTAATTTCAATAAGGGCGCTTAGATGAACCACAGTAGATTAAAATTGTCGCTTCCGTTATCGTAGGTGACTAAAATGTAGGGCGCATACGGCGAAATGTTGCCAGTGTTGATCGTAGAACCGTCTGCCGCGTTACTGAAACTACCGCTAAAACCTGAGTAGTTGATGATGTCCGATGTAATTCCCGGCGCGAAAGTCTGTTGATAACCAACCAGCGTTAGGATTGCGCCCGTTGTCAGAGTGACAATATCGCAGTTAATCGTATCAATAGTCGGCCCCGCTGTATCCATTGCTACCTTGAGGATGCCGCCAGATTCGATATTTAAGTCTCCTATGGTTATTGTTGCGCCAAGCTGATAGGCTGAGAATGTCGCCCCGCTTTTAACGGTCACGTCGCTTGAACCAGTCATATTGAGCGCAAGATGCCCCGCTTCAACGGTTGTCGCGCCCGTGAAATTATTGCCGCCGTTGGAAAGCGTCAGCTTGCCGCTTCCCCTTTTGATGATTTGTCCGGCCCCGCTGATTTGCTGTGTAATCACCACGTCGTTGCTATGATCAAAAATGACAGTTGCGCCAGCTTCGACGGTAATATCTCCGTCCCAAGTTCCGATGCTCGCGCCCGCGCCAATTTTAAGCTCGCCGCCCTTTACCGTGATCGCGTCAATCACGTTGTTGGAAGATGCGATTGTCAGCCTGCCCGTGCCGTCCTTCACGATAATCAATATCGCATTTGAAAAAGAGGTGGCGAGGCTGACCGTGTTGTTGGCAACGTCAAAGGTTGGCACGCCCGCCGAAAAAACAAGGCGAGACGAGATGTCGCTTGTGTTGCCCGGCTCCCAGCGAAGCGTTGCGCTGGCGTTAAATGTAATATTGCCCGATGGCCCAAGCGAGCCGCTGTTAAATCCAATCGTGCCGCTATTCAAATCAGTGCCGCCCGTGTAGGTGTTTGCGCCCGTCAAACTGAGGTATCCAATGCCGATGTTTCGCACTTTACCCGCTCCGCTGATGACGTTTGCGCAGACGTAGGCGTTGCTGCGGTTGAAGTCCACGAACGCCCCGCTTGTGATTGCGACCGTGCCAGTTCCGAATGATCCAGTAGTTCCCATTAGATGCCGATTTGTAGTGTTCCTGCGCTCACTGTTGTTGCGCCGGAATAGGTGTTCGTGCCGCCAAAGATGAGCGTGCCAGCGCCCGCCTTGTTAATGCCGTTGCTGCCGCTGATGACGCCGCCAAAAGTGAGCGATGCGTTTGAAATCGTAATAGTGACGTTTTGCGAGAGCGTGACGTTGCCAGTGCCGAGATTCAGTGAGTTTGCGCCGGAAAAGGTGAAGTTGCCATTCAGGTTGATGGCGTTGTTAAAGCTGTTGGTGAGTCCGTTTTGTCCGCTTGTCAGCGTCCCGCCGTTGATCGTGAATGTGCTAAACTGTGAGCCTGTGCCGTAGTTCCAAATCATTGTTTGCCCCGGCTGTAAAATGCCCGGATACATGAAGCCCGCCGCCCAATCCACTACGGGCGGATACATTTGCCCAGAACCAAAGCTGCCCGTGCTGGGCTTGATGGTGCGGAGGTGCGTAGTGGTGTGGTTGATGACCTTGCGCTTGTCGTCTCCCGTGAAAACCATGTCGGGCGGTTCTGTCACCTCTGGCTTTTCCAGCGTGATTAACAACTGATACCACGTATGCCCTACGCCGTCGGCTACCCACGCCGTCGGATAGTCCGCCCATTTCTCGCCGCCAAAAAGCTCTGCGCTGTAAATCAGATATTGCCCGCCGATGTCCTTGAACTTCATTTCCACCCAAGCGGCGTGATCCCCCTTGAGAGAAAGCGTCTTCGGCTCATATGGCGGCACATTTAGGCCCGTGATACCGAACTGACAATCCCACGGCACATCATACATAAGCGATGAACGCGGATTGATCTGGAAATCCACCGTGTCAAACTCTGCGGGTTGCGAAGCCGATGCGCTCGCCAAAGTGCCGCCAGTGATGACGCTCATAAACGGGAAAGCCTCGTTGTAGAACTTGCCCATGTCCGCGACAAGATGCGCGTTTTGAATCTGTATCCTGTTTAGGTTGCGCCCGTCTGGACTTAATACCATCACGTCCAAAAGGTTTTCGCCGCCCTTCGCCTCCATCACGTCAATGCGATCTTCGTGCCCGTTCATCATGTCCACCATTGAATTAAGGTGATTGCGTTGGCTAGCAATTCCGCCGCGCCATTGTCCTATTTTGTTCTGAATAGGCATTGCGTTACGTGATGTTCTGCGGTGGCGCGGTTGTCACTTGCCCCAAGTTAATACTCCAAAGCAGAGTTGCAAAATCAAACGGCATAATCGTTAGCTGATTCTTTTCCTCGCACTCGTAGAATCGCCCAACCTGCGAATAGCTTGGCCCGTCTGTGACGATGTTGCTGATGCCGTTAAAATAGCCTTCCTTTGGGGGCAACGCGGTAGGCGTTGGCAATCCCGCAATAATCGGCACGTTCTGAACGCGAGGCTGAGAAAGCGGCACAACGTCAATCGGGCCGCGTGCGCCAGTCTGGTTGACAATGCTGACAAGCGGATCGGCCCCATTCAAATCAGCGGAGTATTTTGGAGCTTTAGGCACTTCTCTTGTCACGTAGCGGATAACCGCAAACGGAGCCTTGTATGTCAACTGAGTTGTCGGCGGCGTGTATTCGCGCTGAAATCCCGCCGCAAGTTGCTTCAGAACCGTGTCCTGCCATTCAAGTTGCACGTTCAATGTCGCGCTTCCGCCTGTATAAACTGGCGCGGGCAGCTTGCCGTCAATCAGCCCTTTGAAAGATACGTCAAAGTGCGTCCAAGCGCGTTCTTCCGTTGCCGTGTATCCCGTGAGTGTGAGCGCATTATAAACCGAGTCGGGACGGTTGCGATTCTTGCGAAGGATGCGGACAAAATCAATGGCGTTGGCCGTCTTGATCCAATACTTCCGCACGATGCTATCCATGCCCCATGCGTCCACCGTGAGTTGCGCGCCGGGCTGTTCTTCCGCTGTTGTTCCGTTGGCGTTGAGGTAGGTCATTTGGCGAGAAGTAATTCAATAGCGGCGGTAAGTTTCCCTATTGATTCGTCCGATATAACAGAGAGGGCTTTATTTGCGTCCGGCTCTCGCGCCTCGGCAAGCATTGCGCGCCTTCTATTTAGTTGCTCGCCAGAAATTCTTTCCCCCGTTGATGGATCAATTCCGCTGATAATCTCGCCGCCAATCCCGCGATGAATGCCAGTAAGCCCTAGCTTGTCCTCTGACTTCTTGAATGCTTTGTTTGCCGCTTCCGCCGCTTTCCGTTCAGCGCGTCCACGGGCATTAACCATTGCTTCCGGCCCGATGCCCTGCTGAATCATTGCCGCCGCTTGTTGCTGATTGACTGCGTGCAACTGTGCCGCCGCTTGCGCGTCGTTAATCAGCCCATAGCGACGTTTCTGAGAAATCTCGTAGCGTTCGCGCTCGTATTCGAGTAGCTTGCGCTGCGTCTCGGTCTGCGCGCGTCCATACTCGGATTCCTTGACGCGGACATCCATCGCCTTCTTTTCGATGTCCAGCTTGTCCTCGTTCTCCTTCCGCATCTTTTCCGCGCCGCCTAGTTGCCCTTTGGAAATCTCATCTTGATCGTCTATCTCGCGCTGTCTGTCTTTAGCCGCTCCTTCCGCCGCATACTTGTTTTCAAGTGCGTTGCGTTTCATCTGCTTGTTTGCTTCGCTGAGTCCGCTTTTGTCAATGTCGGCAAGCTCTTTTTTAAGTTGGTATTCGTCCGCGAAATTCTCGCTTGCGCGCTGTGACGACTTACTAGCAAACGACGCCTTTTCCTGCGCCATTTCAGCCTCAAAATTCGCCGCCGCTGCGTATGCGTCCGCATCGTCATTCATCTTCCTGTCGCGGGCGGTTTTTTCAAGGTTGGCCTCTTCCGCGATAGTTTGCTTTGCGCGGTTAATTGCCAGCGTGCCCTTGTTCCTATCATATGCCGCCTTTCTGCGTTCTTCCGGCGTGCTTTGCGGAGCGTTATTAAATGACTCATTGATCTCCTTTTGCTTGTCGTTCAGTTCCTTGTTTTTGATCGCGAGTTTCATCGCCGCCGCTTCTTCATCCGCTGCATAGTCGCCAGCGGTCAGTCGGGTTTTTGAAACTTGATTCTCGCCGATGGTTTTCTGCGTATCCTTTCGGATTTGCGCAACGTCATCTAAGGTCTTTTTATACTTCTCTGCTGCCGCTTCCGCCGCCTTGGTATTCATCGCCCATTCAGCGATTGCCGCCCCGATAGCAATGACGCCGCCGATGACCATTCCTTTCGGGCCAAAGATAGAGGCGATTTGCGATCCCTGCTGTGCAATCACGCGGCTCGCGCTCATGCCCATTTGCAGCGACACGGCTACGTCCTGCGCCTGCTGCGATACCATGCCGACGCGATAGGCTGCATTTTGGCCGCCACCAAAGGCGCTGCCACGTCGAGTTCCAGCGTATGCCGCACCACCCGGCCCTCCGCCAATAGACTGCTGCTTTTGCTTTTCCTGAGAAATGCTCTGCTCAAGTCGAAGCATCGTCCGCGCTTGCTGCAATGCCTCTGAGGGCTTTAATCCAGCGTTTAACCCTAACTGAACATTCCTTTCCAACGATGCCATTGCGCGCAAGTGTTGCTCGCGCTGCTTGTCGCCAGATGCGACTGCCGCCATAAGCTGAATCTTCTTTTGAATTGCCGTCTGTTCCTTCGCATTGGACGATGCGATTAAAGCCTGCTTTTCCGCTATCTGCTTGGCTGTTTCCAACTCCCTTAATTTCTGAGCATTTAGAGACGCCTGCGACGTTTCGATGTTCTTCGCCAGTTCAACAGCCTTTTGCTTCGCGGCAATCTCGGCGTCATAGAGAACTTCCTGCCGAGCCATGCCAGTTGCACGCTCCTGAGAAAAACCCTGAGACTTGTAATCGTATGCCTTTTTCCGCATTGAGACAACTTGATCAAGTGCCGCTACTTCGTTTGCCAGCCCTTCCGCCACAAATCGCTTCCGCTCAAGCGCAAGCTGAGACATCACCTGCCGTTCGTGCGATGCTATCCTGTCCGCTCCCTTATTTGCATGAGATGCGAGGGCGTCAATCGCGGCTTGAGCCTTATCCGCCGTGATAGTGATTTCGATTTCTCCGTGAGCGCCCATTGGTTTCACGGACTTCTACTATTGCAAACGAGTTGCGTCAAGTCACAACTAATCCGCCGCGCTCAAATATCTGCTTCAAAATCTCTTTGCCAACCTTGTTGTTAATATACGCCTGCACGTCCTTGGTCGCGTTGTTGATAGCCTGCTGAACGAACTCCATGCCCACCGTATCACCTCCGCGCGAAGTGTTGAATAGTTTTACGCTGCACTGCTTGTATCCAGTGTAGGTAACGCTGAACGATTGCGCTGCCGTGCCTCCTTCGTTCTTGTCAACGGTGGGGATGTTGCGAGCCTTTAGCCGCGTCAGCTTGTGCTTCTTTTGGAGGTATGGAGACTTTTCGTAAAGGTCGCGGGCACACCAGAGCCACCCGGCAGCGATGTATGCGCGGGATTTGATACGCATTTTCAATATGACGCTCATCACCTCACGCACCGTTTCTTTGCTGAATGTTCGCCCGTTCTGCTTCATCCATTGCAGCGCGAGCCAGAACAGGCGAGGGCGGGTAATCGTGCGCCCGCTTCCGCTTCCTATCTTGCCAGCGACGGGCGCGTTCATATCGGCTTTGATACGCTCTTTTGTAGCCTTGCGAGTCAACTGAACGAGTCCGCCCAAAACTTCTCCATTGAGCTTGCTTCCGATAAGCACTTTCAACGCGGCATCCTGCACAATGTCCACAATAGGGGTGCGACCAACGTCCAGCTTCGCTTTAAGAGCTTTGTTTAGCCCGCTGAAATCGTATTTGATTTGCACGCCCCGACTATGCGCGGGCGGGGGTTATTTTGCAAGCGCGGCGATAATCAGGTATGCGTGATAAGCGAGCGCAAAGGAGACGACCGCAATGGCAATATCTTCAAATGTTGATGTTTTCATTTGGCAAGCACCCTCGCCAAGCACGCCGCGTCGCGCCTTCTCCTGCTTTCCTCAACGCGCTGTTTCGCTTCATTCTTTATTTGCTGTGCGCGAGCGTCAATATCCTCGTTAATACGTCTGCGGCGTTCCTCGGCGCATGGCAATACGCAATCAATCGCATCGCGTCCAATTGGAGGCAGCCCATCCAGCGGCCTCATCCGTTCGTAATCTGAAAGCCATCCTTTTGTCATAGTCTATGAATGTTGGTTTCGTCAGTGGTTTTTGTGTGAATTGGAAGAGTTCTGGCGTCCAATATCTCATGCGCGCAAAAGGCGCATCTTATTATTTTACCAAGCGCATCGGAGTCTGATAATCGAGTCGCCTTCCTGCATTTGATGCAGCGATATGTTCTTGTGGTTTTCATTGATTGGATTGGTTTGTGTTTTCTCTAAATTACTTTGCAAGCACCGCCCTGAGCAATCGCCCCTTCTCCGTCACGCGCTCGTATTTCACCAGAATCTTGTCGCCAACTTTCGGCAAGCGTGCGAGCGATTGCACGGGCACGCCGCCAAAGGATACGCCGTGACGCGAGACTTCGATGGAGCACTTGGCGATGTTCACTGCGGCGACTTCAAAGACTTCTTGCTGGTAGTTTTTCCAGCGTTGGCAATAGGGCGTGCGTCCTTCGATGTAGGGTGCATCCACGCGCTTAAACACGATTCCTTCGCCACCGCTTGCCTTCACGCGCTCGCATAGTTCACGCTTTGCTTCCTCGCCAATGACGCGCTCAACCACTTCGCCCTTCCATACGTCGCACAAAATATCACGGCGGGCGCTGTTGTCGGAAAGCACGGGCGATCCCATCAAGCCGTAGATGTCGAACGCCACGAATCGGCCCGCTGGCATCTGCTCGCCGTCGAGAACGAAGTCAAACGGCGAAAGCATGGCGAGAGCAACTGTTGAGTCGCCCAGTGCTACGCGATTGCCCTCTCTCGTGAGTCCGATGACCTTGTTGCCGGATTTCACGATGCGTCTCCACTGGCCGTCCATTTTGGTTTCAGCGCACCATAGCGGAGAATGGAAAAGCGGCTCAGGGTCGGCGCAATCTGTGAGAAGTTGAATGTTCATTGAATTAAATCAATCTCATCTTTGTAGATTGTGCCACGGAAAGCCTTTCGCTGCTTTTCCGCCAAGTCTTTCGGCACAGTGGTTTCAGATAGCGCGATTGTCTGGTATGTCATCACGTAAAGCGTAGTTGTAATGTCGGGGAGTCGCGAGTGAGTGGTCTCTGCGGCAACAACAATTCCGCTTCCTTCAAATGTGTGAACGTGCCCAAAATCATCCGTTGCTGGCGACGTAATTCTTTCGTCTAAATTAAGATTTCTCGCACCCTTGAACCTCAGTGAGAAGTCGTATTCAATTTTTGTTCCCGGCTGTGTGAAAATTGGCATTGGTTGGATTGATTTCCACGAAGATGCACAGCTTCACGCAGCCCGTCAACAGAAATCTTTAACCAATCGGTGAACTACGGTCTTTTCGCCATGAACTCAGACACATTCACGGGCCTTGTTTTGCGCGTGTGGCGAAGCTGGTTCTTGCCCGTTTCGTTTGCGGTAAAAATATACCACATGGACTCCATGCGCTCTCCGTCCGCTTGTGACATATCCCATAGTATTTCAAGCGGGCTGATGCTGCCACACGTTACCGCTGAGATTACAGCAACGTAGCTGGCTGCTGCACCAACCCCTATGCGTTTCCCCCGCCGCTTCCCTTGGTGTCCGGCTCCACGCTCAATGCGTCGGCTAAGTCTTTGTCAATCGCGTCGGAAGTCTCCATTGCCTCTTTCGTGCGCGTTGTGCTGTCAATGCCAAGCTTTTCAGCCCATTCCATAGCCTTGACGCGAAACGCACTTGCGGCATCGCCACGGGCAGAGTCGCATTGCGCGGGTGACTGCGTGCAAATGAACAACTTTAAGATGGCTGATTCGATGACGCTGATGTCGTCTGTCCGCACGCGAAAAAAAGTTACACGGCGATTGAATGAGAATGGCTTTAGCGTGATGCCAGCGAAGGTGAACACGCGCCCCATGTCTTGCGAGGCGGGAATTGCGATGCTTGCTCCGGGATGAATTGCGTTGTCGTCTGTCAGTGTTTCCATTGGTTTTATTGGGTTAGATGTTGAACTGTCTCTGCGCTAGCGTCTTTGCCTAAAAATATCCAGTTGCCGTTGTCTGCTTGCACCGCAAGCTTTGCGACTGCGCTTTTCATCATGCCAATCATTCGTGCGCGCTTTCCATTCGGGCCGAGGGCAATTGCCAGCAGGGTTGCGGCTTCTTCCTCCTGGATTGTGTCAATTTTGGCTTGAAACTCGATGTCTTTAATAGCGTGACAACCTTTTTCCCAACCTTTCAAAACTACGGAAAGCAGCGGAGTTTTCTGGAAAAAGTAGGTGCATTGATCTATGAGGTCTAGGCGTTGCGCGTCCTGCGGGGTGAATGGGGTTTCCGTTTCCCATTTTCCACGGCTGACAAGATGCCGCTTGTGTTCGGCGAGAAACTTGTCGGTGTAAGTCATCGCGCAGGGGAATTGCGGATTTACCCACGGGACACCTAGAAGCTCAAGCGTGATTGCGAGCGGTGTTGATGGCGTAGAGAAAAACTGATCCATTGGTTGTAATTGGTTTTGCGTCGGAACTTACGCCGCCGACGCCCGGCGCTATGAGCACACTAATAAAATTAGGCGATGCCAGCGTATTGCTGGTATTCAGCCGAGAAAGTTTTAAAACCAGTGGCGGATTGATCGATTTTTGCGCTGTTCATATACAAGCCGCCCGCGTTTTCCAAAAGCCCGTTGGAGGTTGCTGAGGCCATGCCCATAGTGTTGGAAAGTCCGCTGGCTATTGCTCCGACGAATGTCGCAAGCAACAGGCCCGAAGCGGTGGCGACGTTGATTTCTCCAGTCACGCTAATCTTGCTACAAGCTGCGCCTCGCGCTTCGTTGATGCGCTCGCCGTCCTTGTTGGTGAGCGGGTCAACGAACTCAGGTTCAAAGCTGAGTCCAAGAGATTTGATGAGTATGCCCGTCTCGTCAGATGGGATTCCGTGAGTTGGGCCTGCGGTTCCGATGATAGTCATGGTAAAAAGTAAGAGTTAAGAGTTTCATGCGGATTGGTTGGAATTGGTTTCTTCGTTGCTTATTGCAACTTACTTGCATCAAGTCAAGACGTAACTACGCGAAATGTTCGTGACCATTCGCGCACTTGCGAACCCGACCCCTGTCTGCTGCCTCCGTCTGCTACGCGAATTTGAAAGTATCCAGTCGAAGAACCGTAAAGCGTGTTAAAAAGAGATGTAGTCGCGGCGGGAACTGAACCCGCAAAAGCTGCGTCAATAGCCGTGCTCCATAGTTGGAGCTTTGCCATGTCGGTAATGCTGGCAAGCCGCATTTCAACGGTCAATTCCGCCCCCCATCGCGACGGAGCCTCGCCCTCGTTTTTATTGCCAAGCTCAACCTCGCGTGGGTCGCATTTGACAATAATTCTGTCCTTGTCAGCCCCGTCGTCAACGTCTCGGTGAAGCGCGGCTGGCAAATCCGTCTGCGCGGCGAGAATTGTAATCACCATGCGCTCAATGTCGTATTCTGCAAAATTTCCCATAGAAGATTATAGTCCTGCGCGCTTGCCAAGTTTCATGTAAATCATGCCGTCGTGAATGTTCGTGTCCATTACGTCATATGTGCCATTTGCACCGCTAGAAGCCGCAAGGACGGCTGTATCATTCTTGACTGGCAATGTTGCCCACGAAGATACCTTCGTGCTGATTTGCGGGCCGTCTGGATCGCACGTTGCGCCGTCGAAGATTTGAACGTCAATCAGGTTGTCTCCAACTAGGATGCTGGTAACGGTAATCGCGCCGATTGTCAGCGTCGGCGATGAACCGCGAGCGGCATTGATCTCGGTAACGAGTTCGTCAAATGCTGCTGTAAGTAGGCTCATGGTTTAGAGAAAAGGCCGCGCCCGTATCGCTACGATGCGCGGCCCTTGTTGGACTGCTTTAGGGCCGATTGATTACGGCTGCACTTGCTTAGTTCCGATGGCGAGGACGGCGGAATTGAATACTGGCGTGGTGCCTGCAATCGTTCCGACGTAGCGCAGGTATTTGCGCACGCTGCGGGTATCCACATTGACGCTAATCAGCGAAGTGGACGCCGTGACCTGCGTAAAGGTTGCGCCGGAAACATCCGTGTAGCTGGAATCATCCGCGCTGTCTTGGATTTTGCCGTCGAGCGTTGGCGTGGTGCCGGAAACGGTTCCAATCGCTTGCACGAAGGTAATGTTGCCGATGTAGCCGCTGACATCGAAGCCGGTGCCGGTGACTGTTGATGTGCGGGCTGCGGAAACCGCTGCCTGCGTGACTGTGGACTGATTTTTTGGGTCGAGATTCATGGTCTTATGTTATTTGGATTTTCTTGAATGTTTAGGATCGCGATTTTCTGTTTCCGGCTCTCGCGTTTCAATTTCTTGCGATTTCGAGGGCGCGGTTTCCGCCTTGTCTTCCGTCAGCTTCCCCTTGCGGGATAAGTTGGCAAATGTAAGGTCGTCCACTTCAACAGCATCCCCGATTTTTGCCGGGATGCCGTTGATAGAGACAGGAGCGAGAACGGTAGCCTTCATTACTGAGCGGCTGAGTCGGTGGACACGTTGAACGCAAGCGGCTGGCGCACAAGGTAGTCGCACAGCTGGTTGACCGTGATTTCGATCTGACCGCTCTTCTTGAGCGCGTAAGGGTCAACGATGAACTCCATGCCAGCCCAGCGAGCGAGTAAGAGTTGCGACCACACGCCGAAGTAGGCGATGTTGCCGGTGATTTGATTCGTGCGCTCGTAGCCGTAGCCATTGAGGTCGCCTTTATCGATCAGATAAACGGCGCCAGCGGTGCTGCTGCGCAGGATGGTCTTCCACTTGCCAACAGTGGCGCTGGAAAGGGCAAAGCCCATCGTGCCAATATCGGCGTTGTCAACCGTGATGCCAGTTTCAAACTCCACGATGTCATCCCATGTAGCCGCGCCACCGAATGTGACGGTGGCGTTGATGCCGCTGGTGTTTTTCACGCCGAGCGGCTGGCCTGCGTTGCCGGTGCCTTCAAGGCCCGCGAGGTCTTGCAGGAGTGCGAGACGTGTCATCAGTTCGCCGCGCAGGAAAGCCTCGGCGGAAATGCTGGACTGCGCGAGGAACTGCGTGGTGAACGGGATGGTTGCACCGCAACGATGCGGGGTCATTGCCTTTTGAGCAAATGTCGCCTGCGAGTCGGTGAGTGCGCCGGTTTCCGATACCCAGTAAGCGGTTGCGCCGCCGGTCTGTTGCGGAAGAATCATGTCACCCACGCACCCGTTCATCGTGGTAATGCCGAGCTTGCCAAGAACGGTTGCGTTGTTAAGCAGTTCGATCATCGGTCCATATTGGTTCTGCACCGTTGCGCCGCCTGCGGTGAACGTGGTGACGTTCTGTGCACGGGTGTCGAGATTAAGAGCACGGGCGAGGTCGAGCGTGGCGACTTCGTTTGGCATACAAATCGCGCCTTCGCGGAGTGTGCGGCCAAGGTGTTTCGCAGCGGCTTCGCTGGCTTCTTTTTCCAAGCCTTCAAGACGGCCCTTGCCGATAATCTGGCGAGCAGCGCGCATGAGGCTGAATTGACCAGCCTCTTTCTGGCTCATGCCGATGTTGGGATTCGTCTCAGCTATGCGCTGGACGTTTTCAAAGCTATCCAATGCTTCGGCGCGGAAAGCGTCAAAGTCGGCATCGCCCATCGTGTGTTTCGCGGCAATCGCGGTTGCGGATTCCTTCCATTGCGGGTTTTTCAACCCACCGACGAAATCGTTAATCTTTTTGCAGCGGTTGCGGAAGTCGGCAACGGCATTGCCGCGCTCTTTCACAACGTCAATGACAGCGGTGCCGCCGTTGTCGTCGGGCTTCTCATGGAAGCGTTTAGCAGTTGTGTTGAGCATGGTAGTATTTGATTTTTGTTGCGCGGGCTTATCGCCAGCTATTTGCATTAAGGGTTTTTGCGTGGATTTGTCAAGCGGTGGATTGGTTTCTAGAATAGTAATGTCACGGAAGCGTTCTTCGCCGTCCTTGGATCGGCCCGCGCCAACGGTGATGTCTGCTGGAATTGTAACTAGGCTTCCTTCCTGGATTTCCCACTTGAATTTGTAGATCGGTAATCCGTCTTTCTCTCCGATGCAAACGCCGTCATCAATGATGCGATAGCCTACGCTGGTATCCGGCAATGCCCCGCTCATAGCGTCTTTCTTTTTCGTCTGAGCAAATTCAGAATCGCTCCAAATTATTTTACTAACCGTGCATTTCTTTCCGTCCACCACGTATTCAGTGGCGCGTCCAAGATGCTGATTGCGGTCGTGATTGAAAAGAATTGGCAGTCCGGCTTTTAGCCGCGCATCGGAAATGCCGCCCGGCGAATGGTCGAGAACTTCCCAATAGTACTCGTCTGAACGCCAGTCATGGCGCTTGTAAGGCTCGTCGCTGGAAACACTCATCGTGAACTCCGCGCCATCGGACGACTTGTTAATCTCCGCACTGCGGAAGAGCGTTTCTGGAATCTGAATGGTTTTCGTTGCCATTGCGGTTTTGTTGTTAATGCAACTAGGTTGCGTTTGTCAACTTTGTTTTTTGTCGGGCTTCGGCTTCTCTGTTTCTGTTTTGCCAGCTTCTTTCTGCGTTTCCGCCGCTGCGCGAGGGTCGCAAGTTTGTTCAAACGGAAGATCAAGTGATTCCAGCAACATCTTTTCTTCCGCCCGCTCAAAAACGATTTCCTCAAAGTCTTGCGACAAGTCGGCGTTCTCGCGGGAAAGACTGCTCATGTTGTTAGCCACGCGCAACGCCGCCGCGTTAATCGCCTTCACTTCGTCAACCTGCTTCCATCTACGGCCTTGGAAAACGGGTTTGTTGAACTTGTTGAACTTGGCAAACGGAAGCGGCACCGCGCCCGTGATGAGTGCCATTTCAAGCCATGCCTCGAAAATAGGACGCTCTGCGGTATCAATATCAAACCGCTGAATGAGCATGGATGTTTCGTTGGTATCGAGACGCCCAAGCCTTCCCGCGCTGAAATTGATGTTTTCGAGGTCGCTTGCGAGAATGTTGTAATCGCCTCCCGGCATGCCAGCCGTTAGCGAGCGCACCATACCCTTGCGGAATGTCTCAAAGTTTCCGTTTGGATGTTTCGGATCGTCGCCTTGGTATTTCACGCCAAACGGCAAGCCTTGGATGCCACCCGGCTCAACTGGATTGAGTCTGCGGCTTGCGTCTGTCGGACTTGGCGGATCGCCAGCGAAGCCGCCCTCTGGAACCATGTCAGAATAAAGCCAGCCCGTCTTACACGCGCCAGCTCTAGCGGCGATGACTTCCGCAAGCTCGTATTGATCTAACTGGCGAGCCTTTGGAATCGTAGAAGCAACCCACGGAGCGGGACGTGTAGCATCTGCATCCACGGGCCTTGCGTAGTGGATAATCTCGCTCGCATCCACGCGCTCATGCAGTGTGCCGCTGCCGAAATTCCACATTCCGCCGTTGCTGAATTGCCAATCATTCGGCTGGCGTTTGATGAAATGAAACGCGACGGGATGCCCGATGCCCCACCCGTTCATTTTGTATTCAATGCCCATGATGACAACGTTGCCGTTGGCAAGCTGTGCATTGTAGAAACGATCTACCCATTCAGCGTTGATAAGTTGAATCGCGTATCCAAATTTGTTCACCTTGGGGCTACGAATATGGCGGATGAAATGATCGCCGTCGCGCACTGCGGAGATAAGGCGAAGCTGGCAAAGTGCGTTATATGGCCTGCGTCCTCGCACGTCGCAATACTGCGCCCGCTTCCATTCATTGTATCCGTTTTCAGTGGACAGATTTGCGTAAATATCGGGCTGTCCAATCGAGACACTTGCCGATCCGCGAAGGACGGAATCAATGCCCCTGCTTTCGATTTCATCCGCAAGCACAAAGGCGCGATATTGTTCCGGCGAGTTGCCGCTTTGCTTCGCGGCCCACTCGCGCACGCGATTGATGCGCGCCTCATGTTTTACAAGCGCAGACTTTTCATCGGCTGAATAGACAACGCGATTTTCCTGCTCTTTGATCTTCATGCGAAGCATGATTCCGCCCTCACCAAAGATGTTTGCCCAAAGCAGCTCCCGATATTTGATGTATGTCGTGTTCGTCTTGAACAAGTCGCGCACGCGGGCGGTGAGTGCGTAGGCGTTCTGCCACACGTCCGAATCTTCGCTGAGTGAGCTTAAAACCCAATCGCTATTTTGCCCGCCAAGCGCGACAACTTCACGGTAGCTGCGTTGGCTGTCCGTTTCTTTTTTGCCGAATAGTCTGCTGAGAAATGCCATTGGTTATTGAGGTTGCACGAATCGCGTTTCCACGCGCCCGCTGCTTGCTGTGCCGCGCAATGCCGCGAGGTCGTTTTGCTCTTTGATGACTCGCGCCTGCCAATAGACTAGCTGTTTCTGATAGTCTGCTATGTTCGCCCGCGTGTAAGATTGCCCATTGAAAGAAACGCTGCTGCTCGTAGATGCCGCGAGCGTGGCAAGGGCGGTTTGCAGCGCCGTGACCATCGTTTGCGCTGTCGTTGCTGTCGGCGTGACGGCGAGATTTTGCAATACGGCGATACTGCCAGTCTTAGCCGTCGCTCGCTGAGTTGTCGCTGTCTCGATTGCGTAAATCGCGTAGCTCCAATAGCCCGCTGCAATAGCGGCGGTAACAGCGGCTGATAGCGTAAAAATGAAGTTGTTTCCGCTCGCCGCGCCCGCGCTGCTGACAGTAGTTGAACCTGCCCGCGTTAAATACAGCGTGGCAGTCCACGCGGTTGCGGGGTAATCCGTGAAGGTTTCCGTGAATATAACCGTGTCGCCGGACTCAAACGAATCGGGTATTCCTGTTAGTGTTTCAACGGCCATTTCCGCGCTATATGGCGGACAATAGCGAGAAAGTCAAACGCAAACTATTTGCATTAGACTCGCCACCCGTTGACAAAGTTACTTCGCCCCGGCGCGACCAGCTCTTGTTCTTCCCTTTCCGGCTCTGGCTTTGCATCTTCAATAATCTTCGCCTCAATCGCGTCATAGTTCCACTGTCGAAGTCTGAACGCGCCCATTTCATACACAGAACAGTCGAGTGCTTCGTTGCGCGCCTTCTCTACGTTCTTAAATCGCCTCTGTTCCTCGCCTTTCTTGTATTCCACCGTCGCCTTTTCAACGGTCAACTGCTGGAAAAACTTCTCATCGTGATTCAGCCCGTAGTGACGATAGCCTTCCCCTTGTTCCTCCATGCGGAGGCGAGTGTAAATCAGAGACTTTGCCTCATCGCCGCCCACCCAATGCCCGTGAAGCTGTTTGACAATCTTTGAGTATCGGTTGTCAACTACGGGGTGCGGATATTGCGAGCTACCACGACACGCACGCACGC